GGCGGTCGAAGGTTAAAGAGTACGCAGACTCCTTGCGTAACCTTCGACTCCCACTGGGAGACGTTCGTACTCTTGCCCGGATTTGTTCTTCGTTTTGCACCGGAATCACCGTCCTCGACGTTGATCGGTGGTTAGAAGAACACCCGGGTTCGCACTCGGGTAGCCTCGTCGACCTTTCCACGTCATTGTTCCTATGGGAACCATGGTATGCGGAAGAATTCGGCTATACGCTCGACATTTGGGAATTGCATCGAGAGCATCTCTTTGCCCTCTTTGCATCGATTCACGAATGTCAACGAGCTGGCTACTTGAGTGGCACAGTACCTCTCGAGGTCAAGCGAGTGGTGGTCCGAGAACGCGGCGGGAAGGTTCGGGTGGTAACACCCCTTCCTTCATGCGTTGCGTTCCTCGGATCCATGCTCAACTCCTGGCTCTTGTCCTTGCTTCGGCAAGATTCAAGAGTTGATCCATTCGAAGATGTCATCGGCCCTACGTGGAGGGTTGATGAAGGAGAATGGATCCGGAGTGTTGACCTTACCCGTGCCTCGGACTTAGTCCCGGGCGATGTGGTCCAGTCACTAGTGACTGGTATCGTCGACGCGACTGGTGTCCGTGGAATGGGTATCGAGACCATCCTCAGGTTAACCCTGAGCCCTTTGGTAGTCCGAGAAATGGACCGGTCTACCTGGGGGACCAACGGTGCTCCATTGATGGGAGCAGGCCCCACGTGGCCTATCCTTTGCTTGTACAACGCATGGCTCAGCTATGCCTGTACCAAGCGTTGGCGTGTCGTTGGTGATGATGCACTCCTTTGCGGTCGCTTCTCGGATGTAAAAGTCCGATGGGACCATAGGCTGTGCGTAACCGGTGGTTCGGTTTCAGTGTCGAAAGACACTGTTTCCCAACAAGCCGGTTGTCTCGTCGAGAGGCTCTGTGTGGTTGAAGATGGCAGATTGAAGTGGTACGACACGACATCCGTCGGAAGCCTTTCCGGCAGAGGTCGAGTAATGGGAGGAATCCCGTTACCGTCGTTTTGCACCGGGCCGAGTATCGAACGGGGGAACCCCGCGATACCTTGGCTCGTCCGATTCACGATGCATCGTGAATTGGCAATGCTTCGATCTGTAGGCTTCAACCCGTATCTTCCTCGCGAGTATGGAGGTCCCGGATTCCCCGGACCGCCTGGCGCAGAGAGTGCAGCGGTACAGGCCCTTCGGCCCCAATGGGCTAGGGCTGTACGCGTCTGCATGTCTCAAGGCGCGCTTGGCGGTTTCCTCCTTGCACGCCTTAGTAACGCCTGGTCCGTTTCGTCGATGACACGTCATCAAGACTTAACAGACTGGGTCGAAGAGGCGATACAAGCGATGAAGAGTGAGTACGGTAGGGCTCGGGGTGATGGCGACGACCTAGTACTGACGCTGGATCAGCTCGTTCGCGAAGTCGTTGGCGGTCTAACAGCCTCCTTCGACTTAGCGCGCGGGTTTCCAGTCGTCCACGAACGGTCCATCACCCCTAGATCAGTTTACCAAAGGGTACAGAAGGCACTTGATGATCTAAATCGTCGCGTGCCCTACCCTCGGTTAACTGATCGGCCTCGGAACTTAACTAAGGGGCTTCTCGCCTACTTAGTCAGGATCAGGACGGAATTCTTCCGAGTTCCACCTGAGTTCCGTAGTCGCCCTAGGTTGGGTGCCGCTGAAGTGGGTCCAATGGGTCACATGACTAGAAGACGGGGTTGAAACAGGGCAAAGATGCCTGGCTTCGTGCCGGTCTTCGTCTGGGCTTGGTCGCCCAGTGTGGGATCGGAATGGGAGGTTAAGGGTGTTAGACCTTAACCGTTTTTACCATTCCCCTCCAGAATCACCTGAAGATCTTTGATCCTAGTTATGTGGTCCCATGTGGACGGGGGGTGGGCGTTGCAGTCAACTAGTTGACGGAAGCGCTCTTGAA